AAATTGAAAAAATTTATTTATATAAATAATAATTAATATTATTAAAATAACATACATCTATTAACTAGATATGGCTTTGATTACAGAAGAAATTGACCCCACTATTTTTCAAGGACTTGATAATTTAGGAAATACGTGTTTTTATAATGCTACATTACAATCAATTTTTAAATGTACAAAATTAATTGAGAAATTAAAAAATTATACAGGTAGTAATGATTTATTGCGCCATTTAAAAATTACAATATTTGATTATTATTTTCGGAAAGGTGAATTTACAATTGGTCCAAGATTATTATTAAATTCATATCGTTCAATGAATTCAAATTATAGATTTTATAGTCAAGAAGATGCTCATGAGTGTTTAACTTATTTTTTGGATAATTTTGATATGGCAACAACTACAGAAGGATTTGATATTAAATCATTGTTTGATTGTAAATTAATTAGTGAACTTCAATGTACAAGTTGTGGTTTTAAATCAGAAAAGGTTGATAATGAAAAAGTTATATCTCTTGAAATTAATAATTATTCAACGTTTGATGAAGCATTGAATAATTTTTTATCAGTTGAAAAGTTAGATGATAATAATTTATGGTTGTGTGAAAAGTGTAATCAGAAAATTGGTACAAATAAAAAGTTAATTATTCGAGGAACACCAGAATATATGTTTATTTCATTGAAGCGATTTGAACACAAATATTATAGTAATTTGAATCAGATTTCAATAAAAAAAATTACAAATGGATTGCAAATGCCAGATAATTTTAATATGAATGATACTTTATATGAATTAAGTGGATGTATTATGCATATAGGTAATGTAGGTGGTGGTCATTATGTATATTACCATAAAATCAATAATTCATGGACATTGTTAGATGATAATAGAATTAATAATGTATCTAATAATGATGATATCAAAAAATACGGATATATTTATACATATGTTAAAAAGTAATCATATTTATTTATAATATAATATGATTATCCAACATATAGTTTAGATACCCAACCACCAGTCCAAATTATTTTTTCAGTATTTAATAATAAATTAGATTTTGTAACACATGTTGCTTCACAATTAAATGTAGGATTATCAGGAGTACATTTATCTGATTCAATTAAACATGTACTACTATTAAATTTTACTTTATATGTATTATCAATGACATTATTTTTCGTTATATTTTTATCATTTATACAATACAATCCATCAGATCGTCGAATATCCAAACATTCGGGTATTATATTATTTGACATATAAATATGATATATATTAATTTTGAAATAAATAATAATCAATTGCTGATTTTTGTAATACAGTTTCAAATTGATTAATTAATATTTTTTTACGTAATGCAATACTTAAAATTTGTTGATCAATTGAGATTGGATTTGTCTTTGATTTATCAATAGTGATATAAATATAAATACTTACATTACGTTCATCTCTTGGTAAATCTTTATGAGAACAAAAACGTACAGCTCTACCAATAACTTGATCTAATCGAGACATATTCCAATATGGTTCTAATACATGTACTTGACGTATACGTAATAAACTAATACCTTCTTTTATGGCAGGTGATCCTAAAATTATTTTTAATTTTGATCCATCTTTATTATCTTTATTATTAATTGTTTCTCGAATTAAATTTTTTTCTTTTAAATTTTCATCACCTGACCATATTGCATATCTTTTTTTACCTGAACCTTCTTCTAAAAAATTAGAATATCCATGATAATCAAGTACACGTTTAAAATCTTCTATACCACCATGTTCTTTAAAATTAGAATAAACAAAAATAGGCGCATTACAACGTTCTATCTTTTTTAATATTTTATAAAATTTAATAGAATATTTACTTAAATTATTCCATGATAAATAATTACCTGTAAAACTGGCTAATCCTTTTTCATCGATCTTTCGATTAGGATATGCAACATTTGATATAATACGACCACCTAACATAAAACTATTGGATAATTTTAAGATATCAGGAGATTGTAAAAATAATCCTTTTTTTTCTTGTTCAATAAAACTTGTATATGCATCTGATTGAAATTTTTCCATTCTACATTTTACATATTTTATATGTGTTTTAGGAAATGTAAAAGCAGGTGCACCTTCATAATAAGATACATGACCTTGTAATATTTTTGACAACTTATTTTCATTTTTTAAATTATATATTATGTTATCGTCTTCAGTTTTTTTCTCTAAAAATTCATCATTAAAATCATCTATATTTTCGAATGTATTTGGTTTTAATAAATTTATTATTAATCCTAATTCAGCTGGTTTGTCGTAGATTGGTGTACCTGACATTAATACTAAACGAAAATCATTATATTTATTCATTGCTGTTTCAATATATTTTGAAAAAGTTGTATAAAATGTACCATCTTCACTAATAATATTATGTACTTCGTCAATTATCATCAATTTGTTTTTTAATTTAATTTTTTTACTATTATATAATTCTACAAATTTATGATAAGAATATATTTCATAATATTCATGGATTCGTTCATTTACAGTATCTATTATTTGTTGATATTCTTTCGAAGAGGGTGATAGACTATTTAATTTATCAATTTCTTGTTTTGTAATATATTCATTGCCAGTACATTTTGATTGTAATTCTTTATAAAAATTAGTTAATAATGATGCAGGACCAATTAATAATATTTTTTTATGTTTTTTCCATTTTTCTGCAATTTGAATTGCAGCACATGTTTTTCCAGCACCAATTCGGTGATATAATAATAGACTTTTATATGATGTATTTGGACTTAAAAAATCAGCAACAAATAATTGTGGTAATTGAAAGGTAAACTTTTTAGGGTAACAAAAATCTTTAATTGATTGTTTCTTCTTTTTTAATTTATATTCACGAAATAATTCTTTTATTTTTTCCTGAAAATTTATATCATTTAAATTAGGATATTTTACCATTATAATATTTATATATTTTAAATTATAAGTTTAATAATATATAAAAAGATAATATATATAAATGCCAACATGTGAAAAAAATGAAATTGTACGTAAAGCGTATAGAAAAAAATCATATACACGTAAAAATGGATCAAAAGTAAAAGGATCAAAAGTAAAAGCATCATGTATAAAAGATAAAGGTAAAAAGGGGAAAGGTAAGAAATTATTTGAAATAAAAGATAAAGGTTTTTTACGAGAAGAAGGATATTCATTAAATAAATCAGAAAAAACAAGACATGCTTCTTTACGTAAAGCATCAAAAGAAAAAGGTACATTAAAAGTACTTCAACATTTAAATGCAATACGAACTTTACAGAAAAATAATCCAGAATATTATAAAATTTTAGATAAAGATGTTAAATATATACAAAAAATATATAGATAATATTATTTTTTTATAAAATATATGTATATATAAAATGGGCGGTTTTTCTGACTATGGAGGTGATTTTATTTTTAATTATGCATATCCTATTTCTTTCATTGGTGGCATATTATATGCAATAATATCGTTAGCCAATTTAAATTTAGCTGACATATTAGCAAATAAAGCAGCAAGTGTATTTATAAACATAATGGTTGGTATTGCAGGATTAGTTTCGTTATCGTACTGGTTTCAATATGATATGCCACTTGTAAGTGGTATTGTAAATAGTTCTATCACAACATTTGGTAAAGATAGAGCTCCAAAACCACAAAAATAAAGAGTTAAATATGAAATAATAATCAAATATTATATTTTTATATCAATATATAAAAATATATAGGATAATATAATAAAAAAATATATATATATATTATATAAAATGGGCGGTATTTCCGGATATGGAGGTGATTTAATATTTCAATATGCATTACCTATTTCTGCAGTAGGTAGTGTAATGTTTGCAATAATTGCTTTAGCCAATTTAAATATGGCTGATGTAATTGCAAATAAAACAGCAAGTATTCTTATAAATTTAATAGTTGGATTAGCTGGATTAATTACAATATCATTTTGGTTTAACTATGATATACCATTACTTGGTGGTATTATTAATGATACTATTACTAAGTATGGTAAAAATGAAAAACCAAAATTAACTGTAAATCAATAATCAAATATATATAAAATATTTTATATATATTTGATTTAATTAGAAATGATCTAAAAAAATAATATATATTAACATATATTATATAGAAATTTTAATAAATGGGTTTAGCTCCATCAAAAGATACAATTCCTAATCCAGGGATTGATCCAGGTACAAATATAGATACAAATGCAGCAACAAATGCAGCAACAAGTGCAGAAACAAATACAGCTAGAAATACAGGAACAAGTGCCGGAACAAGTGCCGGAACAAGTGCAGGAACAAATACAACAACAATACCTAGTTATGCTTTAACTACATCAGGAGGAATTGCCTCATATGGAGGTAATTTAATATTTAAATATTCTAATCCAATTGCATATATAGGTGGTTTATTGTATGCAATATTATCATCATTTGGTCTTGATTTTTCAACAGTAATTTCAAATAAATCCGCATCATTTATATTTAATATAATAGTTGGAATATCTAGTTTATTATGTTTAACATATTGGTTTGATATTGATATACCAATTGTATCAGAAGTATTATATACAACGGTAACAAAATATGGTAGAGTAAATTCACCATTAATAAATATTAGATAAATCCCATAAAAAATATATATTTAATATGTATGAAAAATATATTAAATATATTCTTGTTATTTAGTTCTATTTATTTTGGAATATTTTTACTCAATATTGAGAATATAATAGTTAATATGTCACAAATTCAAAAAAGAATATTATATAGTATATTATTTATAACTACAATATATTTATTATATGAAAATAATAATGTAAAACTTGAAAAAATAAAAGAACGAATGACAGATAAAATAACAAATACAGTTATAACATTAGATATACCAGATAATAATATATCAAAAATTATATATTGGGTTACATTTAATAATTCAGAATCAAATAAATCAATTGTTGGTAGTTTTGAAAACACTGGTATAGCAGATGTAAATAATAATAAAGCAATAATTAATATTAATTGTTCAAGTAAATATGATGATGGTGTATCCAGATTTATTCATTATAGAACAGTAGATAATAATAATGTATTATCTGAAGTAATTGTTGATACAACAGATATATTAAGTAAATGTAATTAAATAATTATACTATATATAATTATTTAATTAAAATGTTTCATACTATTTATAATATTATTTGCAGATGTTAATACATCATTTAATTCTATATTATCTATCATTTCTCGCGAAGGTATTAAATGTAATGAATCTTTAATTAATGAAAAGTTTTGATTATAAGTATTACCTGCTTTTTGAATCATATTTAAACCACCTACTATTTTATTTCCACCATTTGGTCCAAATTTAGGAAGTTGATCATAAATTTTAGGAGCTTTTTGTTTTATTAATCTTAATAGTCTTTCTTTTGATTTTCTTAATTTACTTAATTCTTCTTCTTCCATTATATATTGTGAATCTATTTGAGTTTTGACAATTGTATCTATTTCTGGTTTTTTTGTTTCACTATAATTACTTAGTGAACTATTTATATTAGTAATTAAATTTTTAAAGAGATTATATCTTATTTGTAAATTAGTTAATTGTTTATCATAATTTTCATTATTTGAATCTAATTTATTTATTTTATCTAAAATTTTATCTAATTGTTGTCTATAAATTAATATTAATTTCATATTTCTATCTTTGAATAAATCATCATTTATTGATTCTGGATGAATTATACAATTTTTTAAATAAAATATATTATTATTTGGTTTATTATATTCATTTGTCATATCTTCAATTAATTCTTGATCATTTTTATTTTTGAGTTTTAATATTTTACGAATACGTAATAATGTTCTATAATTAAAATATACATCTTGAAATATTTCAAAAGTATCAGGATCAATGATATATTTAGTTATTTTAGATATATTTTCATCAAAAGAATTAATTAATTTCTTAATTTCTTTATAAAAATCTTGATTTCTATTATTAATATAATCATCTGATATAATTTTATATTTATTGTTATATGTATCTTTGTTATCATCAAAATTAAATAAATAATAATATTGTCCTTCATCTATGTAAATTGTATTATTAAGCCAATTATATTTTTTTACTATTCTTGGCATGTTTTGGTATTTATTTGACAAAAATTCCTTAAAGCTTATCTTTTTGTTTTTTTCTTGGGAATAACTTTGTAATACTTGTTTTTTTGGTGTATATCGATCTAATATTTGTTTAAATGAATTATATAAATTTTTTATTTTTTGTATTACTGATTTTCTTGTTTTCATATTATCAATGATTTCATTTAATTCATTTGTATTACCGCCACGATATACTTTTCTATAAGATCCTTGATTATTATATGTTGGTGGTGGTGGTGGTAGTTGTCGACCACTTTCACTGTAAAAAGACGGTCGATCCGGTGGCGGTGGTGGCGGTATAGACCTCATTGCATATGCATAATTATATATATCTTTTGATTCATTGAGATATGTATTTAATTCATTTACTGTTATTCCTTTTGTTATCTTTTCTTTTATTGATTTTAAATCATCTATAATATCTTGTTTATATGTTATATATAAATCATCTATATTATTTATATTATTTATATATATTTGTATTCCTTTTCGTGCTTTTTTTATATTTTCTTTAGTTACAAAACGAGCAGTTTGTTCAGCTTGTTCTGTTTCTTCTGCTTCTGCTTCTGCAGCTGCATTTGCTGATTCTTCTGCAGCTGCATTTGCTACTTCTTCTGCTGCAGCTGCATTTGCTGCTTCTTCTGCAGCTGCTTTTGCATTTGCTTCTGCTTCTGCAGCTGCATTTGCTGCTTCTTCTGCAGCTGCATTTGCTGCTTCTTCTGCTGCAGCTGCATTTGCTGCTTCTTCTGCAGCTGCTTTTGCATTTGCTTCTGCTTCTGCAGCTGC